AGACATTAGATAAATATAGTTGTATATTACGTACTATATGTCTAATATACATTTAGGCAACAACAAACATAGGCACAATAAAGGAGGCTTACATTATGGCATCATTGGCTGAAATAAGAGCGAAGTTGAAATCTCAAGAAGTGAATCGCTCCACTTCATCAAACACAGGCGGAGACAACGCCATCTACCCACACTGGAACATAGCAGAAGGATCAGAAGCAGTGGTCAGATTCCTACCAGACAAGGACGAGACCAACACATTCTTCTGGACTGAGAGGAACATGATCAAGTTACCGTTCGCGGGCATCAAGGGTCAGACAGATTCAAGACCGGTCACTGTACAGGTGCCGTGCATGGAGATGTATGGCAAGACCTGTCCAGTGCTGACGGAAGTGAGACCGTGGTTCAAAGACAAGAGCATGGAAGACATGGGCAGGAAATACTGGAAGAAAAAGAGTTACATCTTCCAAGGTTTCGTCACAACCAATCCGTTATCAGATGACACGACACCTGAGAATCCAATCAGAAGATTCATCATTGGACCTCAGATATTCAACATAATCAGAGGGGCACTGATGGATCCAGAGATGGAAGAAATGCCAACTGACTACTTGAAGGGCGTGGACTTCAGGATCACCAAGACCACAAAAGGTGGTTACGCTGACTACTCAACATCAAAATGGTCAAGAAGAGAAAGACCGTTGGACGAGGCGGAGAGAGCCGCGATCGACACACACGGGTTACACAACCTAGGTGACTTCAGACCAAAGGAACCAACAGAAGCGGAAGTGAAGATAATCAAAGAGTTATTTGAGAAATCCGTGGAAGGTGAGGCCTACGATCTCGAGCAGTATGGACAGTACTTCAGACCAGCGGGCGTGTCTTACCAAGGTAATTCACAGGTATCTGTACCAACAGCGGACAGACCAGTGGCGACAGAGAGAACATCGGACGTTCCAAACTCCGAGGTCAGACCTGCCGTGACTGAATCCGCACCAGCACCACAACCCGAGGCGGCACCAGCGATGGCGGCACCCGCGGGTGACAGTGCCAAGAGGGCAGAAGACATCCTCAAGTTGATCAGATCAAGACAAGCAAAATAATCTGACATTTACCAAGGCCCTGATATTGACTATCTGGGCCTTGTGTAGTAATATAACAACATGAATAATATTAAGAAAGCGATCGAATGGATCTTGTACAAGCAGGTACCCGCATGGATACTGGTTGTATTGGTGATCATTTGGATCTTACTATAGGACTAAAGCAATGACAAAAGTGTTTGACGCAACAAAATTTAGAAAGAGTATAACCAAGTCCATACAAGGATTGGGCATAGGTTTCAGCGATCCCACAGACTGGATCTCAACAGGAAACTACGCCCTGAACTACTTGATGACCAGTGACTTCAACAAGGGCATACCACTGGGCAAGGTCACCGTCCTCGCAGGTGAGTCTGGTGCGGGCAAGAGTTACATAGCATCAGGAAACATAATCAAGAACGCACAGGAGCAGGGCATCTTCGTGGTGTTGATTGACACAGAGAACGCACTGGATGAGAAATGGTTACAGGCGTTGAACGTGGACACATCGGAAGAGAAACTGTTGAAGTTGAGTCTCTCAATGGTGGACGACGTGGCCAAGACCGTTTCCGAGTTCATGAAATCATACAAGGATGAGCATGCCGACAACAAGGAAAACGCACCAAAGGTGCTGTTCGTGATAGACAGTTTGGGAATGTTGCTGACACCAACGGACGTCAACCAGTTTGAAGCAGGTGAGATGAAAGGTGACCTAGGTAGGAAACCCAAGGCACTGACGGCACTGGTGAGGAACTGTGTGAACATGTTTGGAAGTTGGAACGTGGGACTGATAGCAACCAACCACACATACGCATCACAGGACATGTTCGATCCCGACGACAAGATATCAGGCGGTCAGGGATTCATCTATGCCAGCTCGATAGTGATAGCGATGAAGAAATTGAAATTGAAAGAGGACGAAGCGGGCAACAAAGTATCAGACGTGAGAGGTATCAGAGCGGCCTGTAAGGTCATGAAGACCAGGTATGCCAAACCATTCGAATCCGTTCAGGTCAAAATACCATATGACACGGGCATGGATCCCTACAGTGGACTGGTGGACCTGTTCGAGAAGAAGGGTGTACTGGTACAGACCGGAAACAGACTGAAATACACTGATTCCAAAGGCAAGGAACACATAGACTTCAGGAAAGCATGGACAGGTGATAAATTAGATATGCTGATGGCGGATTGGAAAGAGAAGGAGATCGCGGAAGAGAAAGCGGATCAGGCCAAGGCCAAAGCAAAGACTAAAAAAACAGAAACAACCGAAGAGGAAACGGAAGAATAAATGATTGATTTCACACACGAGGACATCGAGCGTTTATGGAACTCCATATCACACTACGTGCCTGAAAGATCCAGACTGGACGCGGCCATCGACTTCATCAAGAGCCTGGACGACATAGGCGTGGAGCATGACGAGATAAAAGCGTCTGGCGAGTTTGATCCCAAACTGGAAGAAGCGATCAACACAGTGTTCGAGGAAGAGGAAGACCTAGACGAATCATACGACGACGGCTACAGCGAGGACTGATGATCAACTGGTACAGTGAAGTAAGCAGGAGTTTGGCGAAGATACCTGATTGCGTGGCGTACTTTGACAAAGAACTTCTAGAGGCCAGGAAGCAGTGCAAGATATACGGCAACCTGGAACGAGCATCCGCGGCACTACCCGGCATAGTGGAGGAGAGATTCAGCCAACTACAGCAGTTGGAGGCAATACTGGAATACCTAAACATAGAGCTGAGAAGACTGAGATCAAAAACATTCAGGAAATTCCTAGAGAACTACAACAGAGCACTGTCGAGCAGAGACGCCGAGAAGTACGTGGATGGTGAGGACGATGTTGTTGACCTGACAAAGATAGTGAACGACTTCGCACTGCTGAGAAACCAATGGCTGGGCATCACCAAAGGACTGGATCAGAAACAATGGCAGATAACCAACATTGTGAAACTGAGGGTAGCAGGAATGGAAGATGCTGACATCAAATAATAGGATAATACTCACAGATGTTGACGGTGTGTTACTAGAATGGGAACACCATTTCACTAAATGGATGTTGCAGAAATCATATTTCGACGAGCACGGCAATCGATACTATCCACACAAACTACTGCCTGACAAACAGAACACATATGAGATGGCGGAAAGGTTTGGTGTGACCAAAGACGAGATCAGGGCACTGATCAGGGAGTTCAACAGGAGCGCCTGGATGGGCACACAGAGACCCATGTTGGAATCACAGACCTGGGTCAAGTTGTTGTCCGCTGAGGGATGGACATTCATACCCATAACATCACAGACATCAGACATACCAGCACAGCAGTTGCGTAAGCGGAGACTGGGAGAACTGTTTGGGGATCACGTGTTCACAAATTACCACATCCTGGGCACGGGCGCCGACAAAGATTCAGCATTAGCCGAATTCCACGATACCGGGCTGTATTGGGTCGAGGACAAGCCAAACAACGCTGTAGCCGGGCTCAAATACGGTTTAAAGCCCATATTAATAGACCACCCATACAACAGAGACTTCGAACACCCGGACGTCATACGTGTAAATAATTGGCAGGAAATACACAGATTACTATCAGGAAGATCATGAAGGTTTACGTAGGATGGGACAGCAGGGAGGACATAGCATACCAAGTGTGTGAGCACTCGATCAAGCGTAGAGATCCTAACGCAGAAGTACACCCATTAAAACAGAACGAGATGCGACAGCAAGGCATCTACACCCGAGACGTGGACAAACTGGCATCAACTGAATTCACATTCACTAGATTCTTCGTGCCTTACCTGAACGAGTTCAAAGGATGGGCGGTGTTCTGTGATTGTGACTTCGTGTGGAAAGTGCCCGCGAAGGAACTGGAACAGTACTGTGATGATTCCAAGGCAGTGGTGTGCGTACAGCACGATTACACACCAGAAGATGGATCCATCAAGATGGACGGGCAGATACAGACAGCATATCCCAGGAAGAATTGGAGTAGCATGGTGCTGTGGAACTGCGGTCATGAAAAGAACAAGATACTGACCCCCGAATTTCTGAATAAGCAGACACCAAAATTCCTACACAGGTTCTCGTGGTTGGAAAATTCGGAGATAGGATCCTTGCCACATGCTTACAACTGGTTGGTGGGTTGGTACAAGGAGCCCAAGGATGGTAAACCCAAGATCCTACACTACACCGAGGGTGGACCGTGGTTCGATGGATACAGGGACTGTGAGTACGCCGACGACTGGAAGAAGGAAGTGATCAACTTGTTCTCCGCATAATGAACTGGGAGAAGTTAAAACCGCAACACTACTTCAAAGAACCTGTAGAACACATCTATTCATCCACTATTTTTGATATCAAAGAATACGATAAATTATATGAGAACCAGAACAACTTTTTACACCAAGTATGGAAAGACTTTGACGAAAAATACAAAACTGGTTTCCAGTTTTGCGATGATCTCAGAGATATCAACAAGGACAAGGAAATCATATGTCTCTGGTTTTTTAAAGAGAGGAATGATCGGAGCGCGGGAAATGATATTGAACTACACGGAAAGCGACTAACCTATTTCCAAAACACATTTTTGATAACCGAATCTAAAGATATAAAAATACTGGAAAAAAAAGACGAATACATACGAAGACCATTAGTACAACTAGATTTAAAAAAAGATACCTGGAAAAATCTTTTAAAGAGATTTCAATAATATATCTTATCTACTTGATATACTCCGTCGTGTGTATCAATAATTTTGTTGTTTCTAAATCCTAGATCTAACATATAATCGTCCATTTCAGACTCGTTGGGTATTTGAGGGAAATTTTTATCCTTGTATAAATTTACTTCTTGTATGATGTATTTTGCACGTTTGAATATGTCAGGAGAACCTTTCATGATCATGATCTCTGCTCCTTGCACATCTTGTTTTATTAGATCGAATTTAGCGTCATATCCGACCAACTCATCTAATGTCTGCATCTGTCTTACTTCAAAATCTTTGAACACACCAAATATAGTAGACCCTTTGGTGTATGTGACTTTTTTCTTGTTGCCTTTGTTGATTTCTCTTAGATACATTTTGATCTCTTTGCTTGAATCTCCTAACACTGCTATGTGATAGTTGGGAGTTATCTGCTTCAGAGATTTTTCGTGCTTGGGTCCTGCTTCTATGCAAGTATATTCCGCATCAGGCCATATTCCCTTAACCTTCTTTGTCCAGAAGCCATTCCATGCCCCTATGTCCAATATTTTTTTAGGAGCAAAGTTTTGCGTTTCTTTCAGTTCTCTCAGATAATCATACATCATGCTTTGAAATAAACAATGTCAGGCCATGTCTTGATCAGGATCTTATAGCCCAGGTCCTTCAAGTGTTTTTCTATCTCTAAATTGCTACTGCCATATCTCTTACTGTTGTTGTTGAGTTCGATCATTATGAATTTAATTTTTTCTAGACAATGTGCCGCACCTTTAAGGACTTCCATTTCCAACCCTTCCACGTCTATCTTGAGCATGTCTATGTCGTTGATATCCAGAGAATCCAGTTTTGAAATTCTCGTGTCTCCCTTCTGTAGTAATACCCGTGTGTTCTGTGTTGCGGATTCTTCGGAGAGTGCGATGTGGCCGTCCTCGTTTCCTATCGCTTGATTGTAGGTGCGTACATGGTTGTATGGTGCTACGTTACGTTGTAGACATTCATAATGTGTCTTGTTTGGTTCGAAGCAGTATACGTTGTTCGCGTATGCCTGCATGGTCATGGCCCATGTGCCGCACCACGCACCTATGTCCACTATCTTATTAAATTTTTTGTTCTGCGACTGACACCATTTGACAAACTGTTTCAAACATTTGTCCTGCATGTGGGGATATCCTTTTTCACGCCAATCGTCTATCTGTGCATCTGTTGATGGTACCCACAACCCGTCCTTTAATTTTTCTATATTCATGATAAGTCCTCATAGTACCGGGACAGAAAATCAAAATCGTCCTTGTAAACTTTTTTGATTCTTTGTTTCTGAGCAGAAGTCAATAAAGAGGTTCTGTTCTGTCCTTGTCTTATCAATTGTTTTGAACTGGTTTCACCTGTACCAAAACTCTTGAAATCCTTCTGCGGTAGATAAGAATTTTCCAATAGATCCTCGAAACGGTAAATGATGTCAAACTTGGCATTTTCTTCGCATAACCAATGCGTCTGTGGTAGATAGTTCACTCTGATAGCACCACTCTCGTATTCGTCCATCATGTCATCTATTGTTTTCCATCCGTGTTTAAGTGCTGTACCTTTGACTTTGCTGAACCATACCCAACTGCTGGCTATCCTATCCATTGGTTCCCTGACCGTTGTTACCACCTTGAAATCTTTATAATCAAATTTTAGATTATCTAACTTTTCTAATATACCTGACAATTTACCATGACGTCCTAACATATTATTTTTAATATATTCGTCATTCCTGTCTGCGTAAGGCCAGTTGTATGAAAACCAACTTCCTCCCGTGCGTGGAATGTGGACATATAACATTTTTTCTTTTTGATTAAGTTGCACGATTATTCCCTCACCATTAGATAGTCATGTTTTACAAAAGGATCTATGCCTTTACAGGTATATCCCCATTCTTGAAGTAATTCCACAGAATACAAATCGCCCTTGTTCTGTTCTACCAAGATTACCGGACTATATTTTTTAATAGTATTTTCACTTCCTTTGATTGCTCTTAGTTCATATCCTTCGATATCATACTTTATGAATCCAACATTCTCATATGCAAAACTGTCTATCGTACGAATAGGTACTTTGATTGATCCATTATCTTTGATCCTTCCCACCCTGTTGTTGGTTGTAAAAGAATGTCCGGTCTTCTCACCGATACCACAAACGGTGTATGTAAATTTCTTCATGTCTTTCACATTTCTAGCGAACTCTTTTGTTTTGTCACGGAAATCAAAAGCAAATATATGCTTAAAATCATCCTCCATCTGTGCAGAAAATCCCCCCTCTCTACACCCAACGTCTATCCCGATGGTATCCTTTACTATGTAAGGTCTGGCCATGGCGTAGGTTCCTTGCCAGGTTCTAATGTGTTGCTCATCCATTATAAATTGTTCTTCATCCTCTATAATTATCTTACAAAAGTCCCTTGTCCATCAGTATCTCCACAGCGGTGCCGTTGGCGAACTCCTCGGGAGTGAACTGCTGATAGGCCAGGCTGTATAACCATGGTTCCGGACCACCGTAGTAGGGGTTCTCTATGTCTGACAACTCAGTTCCCGCCACGTCTGTTGCGAAACTCTTCTCATGACAGAACACCGGAACCCCTTCACACATGGCCTCCACCGCCGCTATGCTACAACTGGTCACAACACACCAGGCCTCCTTGAGGTCCTCGGATAGGGGCACCTTGGCCTCACTTGGCCCTGATGTACCCCTGCCCCTAGGCTTGTGTCGAAGTCGGATGGGCCTGTCTGTGTATCTCTTGATCTGTTCAATGGTCTCGTTTGTCCAATTCGGTTGGTCTATGTATGCGTTTATCCCTGCCGAGCTGGGACACACCAACACATATTTGCCAGCAAACGATGGTGCCTTGATCTTGATCCCAAACTTCTCGAATCTATCTGGCTTGCAGTCTTTGATGAAAGGAACATGTATGGAATTCTTACAGATGCGCCAGTAGTGGTTGTCTGGCTTTAAGTTGCTGTTGTCAAATCTTCCAAAATATGGAGTGTCTGTGAACCAGTACCAATGGTTACGGGCTTCTAACTTCTTGATCATCTCCCTGTTGTTGCCAACGAATCCCCAGAACATGCTGTTGCTCACAGGGTCATTTTCTACGGTGTTGTCCAATTTCGTAATCTGTTCAGGCCAGGATTTCTCCACTCCGTCAAACACTTCCCAGGCCTTGCTGTTTTTATTATTAAATGGTGCGTAGATTGTTAGCATCTATAAAATCCTTTAACTGATTTGCCCATTCGCCGTGTCCTTTGGCGTTAGGGTGAGGATCTCCTGGTTTACAATGTTGATTGTTTTTAACTGTGTAATCAAAATGACTTGTCTCCGGACGAAAAAATCTTTTCTTTTTTATAGTATCAAATAATAATTTGACATCGGGGTTCGTAATTGTGGCATCAGATAAGGTGTTGTAAAACACGTAAGGATATTTCTTGTTCTCAAAATAGTCCTGTAAATCTAATAATCCTAGGATAGATTCTACCTGGGTCATTTGTTCCAGATCAGCTCCTGTTGTAAACAAATATTTTATGAAGGATTGTGTGTGATTATTTCGATTCGGATCCCACGTCTTCCACGTGGTAGTCATTGATGGAAATTTGTGTGCTTTGTATCCGTCATTGGTGGGATAGTCAAATCTATTACCACCACTAGATCCTATCAGGAAAAAACAATCTGAGGCTTTTTCCGGAAACTTTTCGCACCATGCCCTTGTGGTCCACATTAATCTCTTGGATCCCCTTCCGCCGTTGGCAAGGTTCACTTCTATGTCTAAGTCCATGAGTTTGGCCAGTTCCATACCACAATGAGTCCATACATTATCTCGTGGACGCATGGTGAGAAACGAACAACCGTTTATGAACATCTTGGAAATCGCCATACGATAATTATATATTAATTATTTCATTATGCCAATGGTTAAGAACATCAATTCTCTGAAATACTTCATCGATCGTTTTCCCATGATTGATAGTGGATACGAGTACTCAGTCAATTACCATAAGGATATAAATCCAAATTTCAAATCGTTGCCCACTTTCATGGCAGAATTCTTTGATTGTCGAACACACAGTTGCCCACTGTTGCTGACCAATGAGGATCATCTGATCACTAATCATGTGTGGAACCTCACACACAAGAGCAGGAACAAACCAGATAAGACGCACGGACTGTGGAAGAACTGGGGTGACCATGTGGAGATCGACCTACCTCCCGTAGCCAGGCAGTTCAACGAGACCTACACCTACGTGTGGTTGCCCATAGATGAGGACAGCGCTAACAACCCATGGCACATATGGATGGACGTGATATCCAAGTTCCGATTGATTGAGAAGAGGTGGTCCACCAACTTCGCCAAATACGTGTTTGTGCTTTCGAACCCCAGCAATTATTTTGACAAGGTGGCAAAGGAGTTCTTCTCGGAAATGAAGTACATGGTGATGCCAAAGAACGAGACTTGGCAGTTCAAACACATGATCGTGCCCAGCCTCAGCAATCACAACGACGGAGTGATCACACCACACCTGGCACCATGGCTTAGGGTGATGAAAAACATACTGAAGGTCGGATCTGAAAGAAAGAGGAAGATCTTTGTGTCACGTGAGGACGCCAAGACCAGGAAACTGGTAAACGCTGAAAAACTGTTGCTGGCTCTCAAGGGGTGGGAGACCGTGATGCTGGAAAATTTATCAATCGAAGAACAGGTAAGGTGTTTCTCAGAGGCATCTCACGTGGTGTCAACCCATGGTGCGGGACTGACCAATCTGCTTTGGTGTGAACCTGGAACAAAAGTGATCGAGATACAGGATCCAAACATGATAAGAAAGAAAGTGTATCCTGTACTATCATACCAGTTGGGACTAGAACACGAGTTGTACCTAGCAAAGACCATACCCATAAAGACACAAGGAGCAAAACCAGAGGGTGTGAAAAGATTGAATGACCTAATTAATTTTGAAGTGGATATAGTAGATTTTATCAAACATATAGATTAATATAAACAAAAACTAACTTAGAAAAATATACCAAGGGTCTAAATCTACATAATTATAGTAAATGAAAAAAATTGCTTTCGTAACAGGAATGACCGGACAGGACGGTCCTTATCTTGCAAAACATCTTTTATCACATGACTATAAAGTGTATGGATTGGTAAAAAGATACAGCAACCCAAACCTTTCAAATCTTACATACCTAGGCATCGAAAACGATGTAGAACTCGTGACAGGAGATATTACGGACGACGCGAACATGAACCACTTGATTAGATCTATTCGCCCAAACGAATTCTATAACCTGGCGGCACAAAGTTTTGTTGGTGCTAGTTGGGATCTCAACAAACAGACCACTGAAGTAAATGCAGTGGGTGTGTTGAACATACTGAATGCGATCGTGAGTCAAAATCCTACCACAAGGTTCTATCAAGCAAGTACCAGTGAACTTTATGGTAATGCCAACATTGACGGGTTACAGGATGAAAAGACTCCATTCCATCCACGTTCACCGTATGGTGTATCTAAACTATATGCATACTGGATGACAGTGAACTTTAGAGAGAGTTACAGCATTCATGCTTCAAATGGTATATTGTTTAATCACGAATCGCCTATCAGGGGTAAGGAATTCGTAACAAGAAAGATAACAGATGGTGTGGCCAAAATTAAATTGGGTCTTGCTAAAAAATTAACACTCGGTAACTTGGACGCCAAAAGAGACTGGGGATTCGCTGGAGATTTCGTTGAGGCCATGTACACTATGGTGCAACAAAAAGATCCAGGTGATTACGTTATTTGTACAGGAGTACAGCACTCGATAAGAGAATTACTAACACATGCTTTTTCCACAGTGGGTGTTGAAAACTGGGAGCAATATGTAGAATCGGATCCTCGTTTCAAACGTCCAGCAGAAGTGCATGCCCTACACGGATCTTACAACAAAGCCAAAGAAAAACTGGGCTGGGAACCAAAAACCTCATTCAAAGACATGATTGCCTTGATGGTCAACGAGGACATCAAACGACTGTCAAATGATTTACGTTAGTTCAACTAATAGACAACTCACAGAAAAATATGTCGATTGGGCCTCGCAAGGTTTACCCAATTCTAAAAAACTACAACCTTTAGAAATTATTTCTAAAACTGATTGCACCAAAACAGTTATATTTGGCGTGCTAAGGGGAACACATTTAGTATACAGATGGGCAGAAAAAAACAAAATTGATTTCTATTACATGGACAGGCCATACTGGGGCGAGACGAGGAACATGCCCTACTATGTGAGAATTGCGAAAAACAATCATTTGAAAAATTGGTTCGAAGAACGACCCAGCGATAGGTTTGAGAAAAGTTTTCCGTGGCCAATCAGACCATGGAAGAAAGACGGAAAAAATATTGTGGTGTGTCCACCCTCGAACGCCATGAAGGAATTTTTCGGAGTACATGATTGGTTAGACAACACAATTAAGACCTTGCGAGTCAACACAGACAGACCAATCATAGTAAAAAACAAAGGGTACAATCCCATAATAGGTCGTGATAAAAATGGTGGTTACATTGTTACAGGAAAAGATAACATACCTCCCAGCCCACTTATTGACTGGGATGACACCTATGCTGTGGTAACCTACAATTCAAATATCAGTCTAGAAGCAACGACGAGGGGTATTCCATGTTTTACGGACGTACATAATGCGTGTGCTCCTATATCAGAAACCGATTTTTCAAAGATTGAAACACCTAAATACCCTGATAGAGAACCGTTATACTACTCGATGGCCTATGGACAATTTACAGCAGAAGAGATGCGAAACGGATACGCATGGGGAGTATTAGATGGACGTTGAAATATTCAGAAGGACAGTGAAAGATCGCAGACGTGGTGCCAGTTGGGACCTACTTCAACACATGGCAGAAGGCATACGAGCCGTTGGCGACAATCCCATAATGGTCAACGAAAATATGACCGGTGATTGGCAACCCAACGAGATGGAGCCCACAACCCCAATCGGTTGTATGTTTGGGTATGGGGGTACCAATCAAATGCATCACACCAAAGGACGTAGACGAGACCTAGTGGAACGTGCGAAGAAAAAAGGAATCAAGATAATAACGTTTGATGGTGGATTACTTTCTAGTTTTGGCAATGTACACGGGCCCAAACACCATTGGAGAGTTTCGTTGTTTTCACCCATGAACAATGGCGACTTCTTGTCAGACAATAGTCCACCGGATAGATGGGAGGCCGCAAAGTCTAGATGGAACGTTAAAAATGAACCATGGCGGAAATCCAACCAGGATGATCCGATTATGTTTGTTCTACAACCCAGAGACAACTGGAGCATGAACGAGCTTGATCCAATAGAGTGGTTCCATGGGGTGTATGAAAAACTAAGGCCTGCAACAGATAGAAAATTTATCGTGAGACCACATCCTAACCATGTTGTTCACATCGAAAACAGAATGGGTGAGTTCCCGGAAGATGTTGAAGTAGTAATAGGACAAAAATATTTTAATGGAGACGAAAAAAAATACTACAGATTTAATTACCAAGAGGCAATATCTAATTGTCATGCCGTTGTTACACACAATTCAACTGCTGGTGTGGATTCGTGTGTTCGTGGAATTCCCACCTTCAATACCTCAGACCTCGCACTTAGTTGGCCGGTGGCAAACAAAGATCTAAACAATATAGAAACGCCCGAATATCCCGATAGGACTCAATGGCTTTACGATCTTGGATACAAATTATGGAGCGAAGAAGAAATAAGAGATGGCACAGTGTTTAAAAGATTCAAAGATAAGTTGGGACTGTAATGTGTGGTATCTACGGCATAACCGAACACAATCCAACATTTATAAAACAGTTTATAGATATATGTGAGCACAGGGGGCCAGATGGTTCGAGCATTTGGCATGACGAAAAAGTGACCTTGGGTCATAACTTGTTGAGCATAATGGGTGAACCAGGCAATGCAACACAACCATGGACGACACCTAAAGGAAACAAACTGGTTTATAATGGAGAAATCTTCAACTACTACGAACTGAAGGAGAAGTACAAAGAGTTCACGGACACTACAGGTTGCGACACAGAACTACTCGCTTGGGGACTAGACAAGTTTGGCATAGCATTTATTAATGAGATGGATTCCATGCATGGCTTCGCCTACTATGAACTCGATAAGAACACACTCACATTGAGTAGAGATCATGCGGGTGTAAAACCTGTTTACTACGCAGAGATCAAAGAAGGATTAGTATTTGGTTCTGAGATCAAAGGAATGCTTGATAAAGTTCCTGGTAGTAGGAAGCAGGACAAACTTGCGATGGGGTGCATGACCACCACAGGGCTGAATCCCTTACGTAATACTTTTTTTACAGGTATAAAAAAACTACTTGCAGGCGAAACTATTGTCTATGACATAGCAAAAAAGAAAATCACAAACACAAAAAGAGTATTCATAAAACCTAATTCGAATAAAAAATTTATTCCTGAAGAATTTAGAACAATGGCCAGAAAATCTATAAAAATGGCCAGCATCGGAAGAAGGAAAATTGGCGTGTTCTTGAGTGGTGGGTTGGATTCGAGTCTGGTGGCATACGAACTTAAAAATGTTCTAAGCGAGGTGAACACTTTTACAAACAGGATGGAACCAAATTACATTCATCCAAAGGATGGTGATCACAACGAGGATGCCAACTGTGCTAAGGTGTTGGCCACGGTGAACAAGTTCAATCATACCGAAGTAATCATCACTCCCGAAATAGCAAAACAGTACTGGGACGATTCCATATATTACATAGAGCAACCTGTTTACAATCCAAGTCTCTCAATGTATTGTTACACTAATAAAATTTTACACGATAACGGCATAGTGGTCACAATGGCCGGAGACATGGGCGATGAGGTGTTGGGCGGTTATCCTAAATACTGGAAACTGAGGAAAGAGGAGTTCAAAAGTTGGGCTGACATTATAGATAAATGGATCAACAGGATAAAAAGACCAATAAAAGTATATGACAAAATAGTGTTACGAGATGAACTACTTAAATGTTATCCTGACGATTTATGGAATCCGGTGGACCCCATAGGTTCCTACATGGCCCTCGATTGTGTTGCACAGGTTCCTGAAGAATTTTTAATGAGGAACGACAAATACGGAATGGCATATAGCATGGAAGGACGTTTTCCATTAGCGACAAAAACATTCATGCAGTACTGCATGGATATTCACAGTGACGAGAAGATTGGGGGAACAAAAAACGATACAAAACTTTTGACCAAAATTGCGTACAAAGGATTGTTACCAGATGTAATCATAAACAAAATGAAAACGGGGTGGACTGTACCACTACAGCACTGGTGGAATAAATCAAGTAAAGCAAATATACCAACAATGATTGTGAGTGATTGGATTAAAAAATACAACATGATCGATTAGATTAAATACCGCTGGAATGAAAATAAAAGTCATAACCTCCTACAAACCGGGCACATGGAATGCTTATGCCAAACGTGCGGTGGATAGTGTACTAAAATATTGGCCCGATGATATCATTGTTGCTGTATATCATGAAGACCAACCACAGGATGTATTTGAACACCCTAGGGTAGAATGGTATGATGCTCACGTGGTGCAACCTGAACTACTCAAATTCAAGAACAAACACAAAGATGATCCAGTGGCCAATGGCGAACTACAGGAGATACCGGGAGGTGTAAGAAGGCCTGCTGAACTTCAGAAAAAAGGAGGACTTGATAAAAATAAAGGATCGTTCTTATGGAATGCAGTGCGTTTTTCAAATAAAGTTTTTTGCGTCACACATGCACTAAAAAACTCCCACGGATACGATTACATTATTTGGCTAGACGCGGATACCTATACATTCAGAGATATGCCAAAAAGTTTTTTAGAAAACTTACTGCCCAAAGACACCATGATAACATATCTAGGACGCGAAAATCCAAACCTCAAAGACGGCGGCAAGTATCCCGAGTGTGGATTTGTTGGCTACAACATGAATAATCCCGAAATAAAAAATCTCAGTAATGATTGGGAAAAAATGTATGTAACGGATGAGATGTTTAAATTGCTAGAATGGACAGATTGTGCTACATTATGGTACCTCGCAAAGAAATACCAAAGAGAGAAAAACATAAAGATAAACGATATCGGCTACTGGAAAGGTGTGAAAGGACATCATGTTTTCATCAACAGCGAGTTAGGATTATACATAGATCATATGAAAGGTGATCGTAAAGAAGCAGGAAAGAGCAGACGTAATGACTTTAGACCACAATCTTTAGAAGCCATAAAAGATTTACACAATCTAGATTATTGGAAAAAAGTTTAATGAAAATAGAGATATGGCCTCAGCACGGACCACTCAACAGTAAGCCCATCTTTGACGCCTTCATAAGAAGTCTACAGAATGCCGGCGAACAACTGTACATCAACAAGAGTGCGGACAACGCCAGCGTGGCAGTGATATGGAGTGTGTTATGGCGTGGCAGGATGGAACAGTATAAGAAGATCTGGGATCGCTACAGGTCTCAAGGCAAACCGGTGATAGTGTTGGAAGTGGGAGGACTACGTAGAAACAAGAGTTTCAAGATAGGAATAAATGGGATCAATCGTAATGGGGACTTCGCCAACCAAGAGTTCGATGATCAACGTTGGCCTTTGTTTGAGCACGAGCTCAGACCTTGGAATCCCACAGGAGAGCTCATAGTAATATGTGGACAGCACGACACTTCGGAACAATGGAAGGGAATGCCGAGAATGTCTGTTTGGTTAGAACAACAGATAACTGAGATCAGAAAATATACACAAAGGCCAATACTAGTCAGACCTCACCCTAGGAACCAAATCAACTTTAACGAAAAAAAATTTAAGAACGTAAAGATTCGTATGCCCAAGAGAGATTTTCGTACATATGACGATACTGATTTCAAAGCCACACTAGGCGGAACATGGGCTGTGGTTAATCACAGTTCTAACCCAGCCATGGAAGCGGTCATAAGGGGAATACCTGTATTCGTGTCCGAGTCCAGTCTATGCCATGATGTTGGTAATACTCATTTACATGAGATAAACAAACCCGCCATGCCTAACAGATTCACCTGGGCAAACCAACTGGCCTACACGGAATGGTTCGAGGACGAGATCGAACAAGGACTGCCGTGGGCAAGAATAAAGAAGAGACTAGAGGAAAGATACTTATAATGCAGAAGATCAACATAGGACAACGCAATGTAATCAAACCCATAGAATGGACACCCTACACAGGCGAGACCGTTGTGGTCAACACAGTGATAAGGCAAGGCAAGAAAATACAAGAGACCGCATTCTACGAGGACAAGGTCAAAGCAGTGCCAAGGGGCAATGCTTATTGCATAGGTAACGGGCCTTCTCGTAAAGGATTTGATCTTAACAAACTCGAAGCATCAGGACAGACATATGGGTGTAATGCTTTGTACAGAGACTTCATTCCTGACTTCATATTCTCAGTCGACACGAAAATAACCGTAAAGATGTGTGAGGACGAAGTGGGGTTAAAGACCACACACTACGCACCAGCGCTGGAAGTGAACAGGAAACAGAACAAGGGCATGTTACATCTCATACCACACAACCCTCACTGGATATCAGGCAACGCCGCATTCTGGACGGCTGGGGTACACGGACACAAGAACATCTATCTGATAGGTTATGACTTCCGAGAGTACGGCAAGGGAGAACTGAACAACATCTACCAGGACAGCGAATGCTACGGAGAGAGGAACGGAGACTCTATATTTGAGGGTTGGCTGAAGACTTTCCGAGACATGTTGAAGATGAGGCCATACGTGAACTACACAGTGGTACATGACAATCCCCCGAGTTTCCTGCACAATCTACAGACAGGCACGGACATAGGCAACAGTAAGGTGATCAGTTATAAAGAATTTAACGATACAGTCTTAGACCAGCACTCTCAAAACGCTGTCTAAAAGCATAGAAGTTTTTATTGTGATTAGAGAACGGATCTTTCATCACAGTCATCTGATATAGGTGCACCATCTCGTGTGCCAAGGTTTCTATAAAATCCTTCCAAGTTGGAAACTTTTCGTGCAGTTGGATGTAGTAATCCACAGGCACGTGGTGTGGTATCTTACGTTGATCAAATTTACCTTTGGGTGTTTTCCTATTGTCCCAATTCGCCACGCATCTGCCCCAATCTCCCACTAGGCGCTTCACTTCTATGTGAACCCTGCCAAGTTTACTACCAAATAACATGACATTCAGTTTGGAAAACCAGTGTGCGGCAACCAAGGATGTGGGTCTATATCCTTGTACATTACCACTCATGGCAAGTTTATTCTCAAACTGTCTCTTGAGCTGTTTCTTTTTGCTGTGTGCCTTCTTTTCCATGGTTGACCTTATTACCAATTATGCTATAATATACTAATAATTATCTAAATTACCATGGACAAAATGCACACAGATTTGCCAAAAACAATTAACGAAGCGCTTAAAATACTAGCATATAATGATTATTTCTGGCCAGATCATCGTACGGGCCATATCAACCCACACCCCAAGGACAAGGAGACCGTGAGATCACTGGCAGAATCACAGTACGCATGGACCGAGAAACAGGCCAAACTGGCACTGGTCATACTCAAAAGATACCTCTCCAAGTTCCAGGCACACGGCATGGACATCAGGCCATTGCTGGATGAACCCAAGTTCGAGGATGCTTTCCGTGTGATCAGCGCAGACAAGACCATAGAGAGGTACACCGACGAGGAAGGGGTGGACAGGATAGAACTGCGATTCCCTTACGACAAGAAACTCATACAGTTGGTTAGATGCCTAAAAGATAACAGAGATCTACCAGCAGGTTATTCACAATACGACGGTGAGACAAAAAAATGGACATTCCTGCAGTCAGACGTGACCACTTATTACCTGACCCTGATAGCGGTGCGTTACGATTTCAAGTTCGTTGATGCAAGTTTGATGGAGCAGTATGAGGAGATACGCGATAGCATAATAGGACATCGCAAACCCACGGCAAGGATACAGGAAGGGAGGATCGTTCTCGAGGACGCACCCGGATCCCTACAGGAGTACTGGGACAACAATCTTAAGTGCCTGGAACCTTTACAGCAAGTGGACTCATTGAAAAATTTTGACATATCTACATCCGGCATCAACATACCGTCGTCCACCAGCATAGCCCACAAGATAGCACACAACAACTACCATAAACTCTGGATCGACTCCAAAAGTTACGGCAAGAGAGATGTGGTGATGGGATTGAAGGAACTGGATTGTTTTCCATTGCTAATGCCGGTGAGTGGAGACATCAACTCCGTGGACGACGTCCGAGACTTCTGGGAGTGGCTCAACGCCTTCAAGACACATGGTATAGACATCTTGAACGACTGTGCATGGGGTTTCGACATAAAGGAACCGGTCTACATGAAGGACCAGAGGAAAGAATATAACGAAAGACAGATGATAATAAACAACAACAGTTCCAGAGACTTTTTTGAAAACCTGTATGAGTTACACCAGATGAGCCGACAGTTCAAACAGATCAACGATAATACTAAAATCATATTCGTCAGGAATAGGATACCACGGGCATTAATTAAGAGCAAAATCAAACCAAAAGCATCGTTAGTGGCAGTGGGTGGTGGTTATTATGCCTCGGGTACGGACAATCTAAAAAGACTTCTTGAGAATCTTCCAAAAAAGTTGTATTATAGTGATCACCAACCCAGTAATTGGGATTGGCACGATCATGTTATAATGAAACTTTAGAATGAGCAGTTGCAAACTAGTAATCAAGGACGAAGTGAATGTGAAGTTCGAGAACCTAAGTCTCGAATGGCGTAAGCGATTGTCCAACAAATTCAAATACGAGATACCATATGCCAGGCACCTGCCAGCGGTCAAACTGGGCAGGTGGGATGGCAAGGTCAGTTTCTTTGGGTTGGGAGGTACCACTTATCTAAACCTAGTGGATCAGATACTGCCCATACTGGACGAGGGAGGTGTCTACGTAGACTTCGAGGATCACCGGCCGCAACACAATTTTGAATTCAAGGCCGTGGACAAGGATTACCTAGCACACATAACCTGGCCCGAGCATCACCCTTGTGCGGGACAACCCATACAGTTGAGAGACTACCAGATAGAAGTCATAAACAAGTTCATAGAGAACCCACAGAGCATACAGGAGATAGCCACTGGTGCGGGCAAGACCATAATCACCGCGGCACTTTGCCAATTGGTGGAACCATATGGTCGTACCTTGACCATAGTGCCTAACAAGAGTTTGGTCACACAGACCGAGGAGGATTTCTTGGCCTGTAACCTAGACGTGGGAGTGTACTACGGTGACAGGAAGGAACTAGGCAGATTTAACACCATAGCCACATGGCAGTCACTGAATGTGTTAGAGAAGAAATCAAAAGATGAACATACCACAGATTTCTTAGAGGCCATAAAGGGCATCAACACTGTGATCATAGACGAGGTGCACATGGCCAAGGCCGATGTGCTAAAAAGATTATTGACCGGACCGTTCGCACACTGTGGCATACGTTGGGGACTGACAGGCACTGTACCAAAGGCAGACTACGAGTTCATGGGATTGAAATGTAGCATAGGTGATGTAGCCAACAGGATACAGGCCAGTGAACTGCAAGACAAGGGTGTGTTGGCCAACTGCCACGTCAATGTGTTACAGACACAGGACCATCCACAGTTCAAGACCTATGGCGAGGAGTTGAAATGGTTGACCACAGACGATACTAGGATGACCTGGGTGGCGAACACGATCAAGGACATAGCCACTTCGGGAAACACGTTGATACTGGTTGATAGGATATCCGCTGGCGAGATGTTGGAGAAGAAAATAAAGGATTCCGTGTTCGTGTCGGGATCGACCAAAAACACAGACAGGAAGGAACAATACGATGAAGTATCTACTGCGACAAATAAAGTTATCATTGCCACATATGGAGTTGCCGCTGTTGGCATTAACATTCCTAGGATTTTTAATCTTGTTCTCATAGAGCCCGGCAAGTCATTCGTGCGGGTGATACAGAGCATAGGACGTGGCATCAGGAAGGCCGAGGACAAAGACAGTGTGCAGATCTGGGACATCACCAGCAGTTGCAAGTTCGCGAAAAGACACCTGGGACAGCGGAAAAAGTTTTACAAAGAGGCCAATTACCCGTATAATATAGAAAAGATAGATTATGAAAATCCTTACACTAGATAACAGATCATACACTTTGGAGAAGATACCCGAGTGGGTGGATGAGAAACTTAGGTTTGCGGTATTAGACAATTCTGATCCTGCCAACCCGGACTTCTTCTACATTCCTTTGATATTCTTAGAGAGTTTCAACGCACCCGCGGCGGTGCTGGAGATAGGTAAATGGAAGATCAAGATGCCGCTGGACTGGAAGATGCTGATAGGTGAGGCAGGACAATCAGAGATGCATGTGTTACCAATAACCAGTCTCAACGACAGGGGATTCGATGCTTTCACTTTCAATCCTATGTCAAGTTCTAAACCAGATTTCTATCCCATAGATGTCGTGGACATCTACACAGAAGTCAAATGGTACTTCCCAAAGATCAAGTCTGGACAGATGTTGGCTGTGCCGTTGTCCAATGGGCCAAAACCCGTGTGTGCCTACTTCGTCAAAGATATCTCAAGACAGTGTGAACAGGTAGACTATGGCTCGGTCTGGTAGACGAACGATAACAATAGATGCACCCGTGCTGATAACCAGTAACAAGATCGCCGTGTGGATGGATGAACACTGGATGAAGGATTTCTTTAATTGGTTAAGGCAAAATAAATTCAAGATTTCGGCTATGAATCACTTACAAAATAAAATAAAATTAACATTCGTAGATGCGAAAGAATGCACTATGTTCGGATTGAAATATGCCAGCAGAAAAAAATAACAGGAAATTCTTTGATCTCAGGAACGGTCTAAAAGCCGTGGACTTCAGGAACAAGGACTACTTCGACAGAATAGACGACAAGGAACAGTCCTTGTATTCACCCTACATGCTGATGAGGTATGTGTCGAGCTGTTCGTCCAAGGATCGATTCTATGTGGAACATTACGTAGAGATGGTCAACGAGTGTGTGAATAAACATTGTTTCACACTAGGCAAACACAAGAAACTACTCTGGATACTGACCGCCATGTGTGGCACACTGCAACAGCAGTTCCATCCGTGGATCAAACCCATGAAACGTGTGCCAAACAAGAGTCTCAAGAAACTGCAAGAGATCTATCCCACATGGAAGGAATCGGACCTAGAGACCTTAGACAAAGTGATAACGGACAGGGAACTAGAGGAGTTGATGGAGGCGCATGGCATCGACAAATAAATGCACCTATTGTGGCAAGGAGTTCGCCAAGGAGAGAACCTTACAGGTACACCTGTGTGAACCCAAACGTAGATATCTACAGCGAGATGAGAAATGGGTGGTCAACGCGTTCATGGTGTTCCAGCGATTCTATCAGATACACCAACACAACTCCAAACCTAGAACATACGACGACTTCGTCAAGAGTGCGTACTACAACGCATTCGTCAAGTTTGGAAGATACATCATGCACATCAACCCGTTGTACCCTGACAAGTACATAGACTACGTGCTACGATCAAAGATCAAACTGGATCACTGGGCCAGGGACGACCTGTACGAGGAGTACCTGATCGAGACCTTGAAATCAGAACCCGTGGAGTCGGCCTTACAACGTAGCATAGCCACAATGATGGACTGGGCCAACGAACAGAACGCACAGTGGAGTGACTACTTCAGGTTGGTCAACACCAACAGGGCAGTGCAACACATACAGCAGGGTGCGATAAGTCCATGGCTACTGTTAGGTTGCAGTGCGGGGAAGAAGATGTTAAAATCATTTAACGACGAACAATTACAGATGATTGAGAGATTCATAAACCCAAGTTTCTGGCCAAGCAAGATCAAGAGCTATCCAGCGGATCTACTATTGGTGCAGGAGACAGCACGGGAGGCCAAGATTGTCTAAGATAGATCTAGAGATCACTGATAATTTGAGTTTTGAGGACGGGGACTGTGCCGTGATAATAAAAGAGGACGGATCCATAGGTAGAGTGATAATGCCCGACATGAACAGGAAGATGTTGGAGTCAGAAGGATATAAGAAACTACTGGATGTATTAGAGGTTCTAGAACCGGGATCACGTGACAAGATGATCGACCATGCCAAACAAGGTAAAGGGAGTATGCACTGATGCCAGATGTGGACATAGATTTCTTTGACAGAGACGGTGTGCTGAAATTATTCAAACACACACCCGCTTCCATGATCAAAGATGGCAAGTCGGAGAAACACAAGACCGGAGTGTATTTCCATGCGGTGCCCGAACATCCTGTGACCGGACATGCATCACTGGATTACAAGAAGGCAGAAGATCGTGGATACTTCAAGATCGATTGTTTGAATGTCAACATCTACAAGAACGTGAAGTCGGAGCAGGAACTGGTAGAGTTGATGATACAGGAACCGGACTGGGACATGCTGAAGGATCCAAAGATAGTAGAAAACCTATTCCATCTGAACGGTCATTTCAACATCGTGTCCAAACTGGAACCCAGGAACATAGAGCAACTGGCGGCGGTGCTGGCCATCATACGTCCGGCCAAGCGACAGTTGATGTACAAGGATTGGGTAGACATCATGAAGGAAGTCTGGGTGAGACCCACAGACGGTTCTTACTTCTTCAAGAAGTCACATGCCGTGGCCTACGCACAAGCCATCGTGGTGCAGATGAATCTGATAGCCAGGGATAAATATAACTTTAGTGTACAACAAGAAAACTAAAAAACTCACCAAAAAAACTAAGAAAAAAACTCCTATCAATCGCTCCGTATATAATACATTCCAACCCAAAAATCCGTTGACTGTATATTTTCTGAAATTGATAGAGAAGAAATCTTAAGTTTAAACTGGACGTCGGACCAATTGTATTGTCCTTCTCTTCACCCGTTTCTTTGAAATATCTGAAAGTCTCACTGTTGGACCATGCACAATCTCCACGTCCTTAGAATTTAGTGTGACCAGTGTTGTGCGGAAATAACGGAAGTCGCCCTTAAGGAATATGTTGATTGGTAACTTACGATTGGACTCGTGCCACCAGATCTCACCACACTTCAGGAACTTCATCTTGTCCTGTGGCAACATCAACCTACCATAATCATAGAAGCTGATCACGTTGGCATCCTCGTTCTGTACTATGCCCACATACTCCAAGTCGCCCTTTCTTATAAGGCTTAAAAATGGGAATTTGTCCCTCAGCGTGTTAAAAATCTCGTTCATTCTATATCTATAAATACTGTTAAATATGTACTATGCAAA